ATATACAGCGACGACGACGACGACGACGACGACGACGAGAGTGGCAGCGACATCGAGGTTGTTGACGACGAGGCCGATGAACCGTTCACGCGATATACAGGCGATGACGATACAATGAACAAGGTGAACGACGCCTACGACACCTGGGACGCGTGGGAGCCAACCGGCCCTATGGAAATCATGCTCAAGAATGCAGTGGATAGCACATGAAAAAAAACCAGTCAACAATCTCAATAGTAATGTCAACGACCGGCAGTGAAAGCGAGACCGAGAGCGTGCAGGCGTACGACTGGTCCGAATACACAATCGCAGACTGTGAAACCTCGGAGGGTAGTACAGACGCCGAGGACGAGGACGAGGACGACGAGGACGACGAGGAGGACGAGGAGGACACGCGCACCGAGATGCTCAGGCCGTACTCATTAAAGCGTAAAAAAATACAGGTCGCGGCTGTGTATTCAAAAATTCTAGAAGCGGAGACTGACTTCCAACCGGAATAATTATTTTCTGTGTGTATAATTTATAATAACAAACACTCATTACACCAATGAACGCTGCCAAAGGTTACGCCTCCGATGCCGCCGCCATGGCCAAATCAGCCCTCGCCATGCCAGACGTTCAGGCAATCGGTAAACAGGTCGGGTCGCAGACGGTCGGGTCGATTGTCGCCGGTGTGAGCTTCGCGTCCGCCATTGCGTGGATGGACGTCGTTCGCTCGGTCATGACCAAACTGCCGGGCATGAAAGCGAACGGCAAGATGCACTTTGTCGTCACGGCCCTCATGACGACCCTGCTGTCGGTCATTGTCATCACGGTCGCCGGCCGTGTCACCAAGCGTGACCTGAAGGCCTCCCCACCCGTGTACGCCGTGACGGGTTAAATACGGACAATGGCGACAAGTCCAAGAACTAACAGGATGACCATCCCGATTATAATCATGCGACGGTGTCCAGTCCTATTGTCAATAGACCGCTCGTCCAATTGAACAGGCGGCGGTAGGTTATCAACATCGCGGTCTGCGGGGCTGCTGGTTGCTAACTTATCCAGCACACACTCGACCTCTAATTTTAGCACATGATTTCTGTTTCTGAAATCATATGGTACTAGTTGGGTCCCGTTGTTGTAGTAGAACCGTATACGCAAGTCGTTAATGGTCTTTTCAGGGCCTTGATGAAAAACATAATTAAACGGGTCGTCGTTCGTGTTTGTGTGCAGGGTATCACCGATTCCTATGTGGCCGGTCAGGAACCGACCGGTGTAAAAAGTACGCATCGACGCATTTGATTGGATATCGGAGGCGTACACGTATCTCGAAAACTCATCAGCGCCACTCGAAACGCTCACTATAAGCGAATTAGGACCCTTTAAGTTAGGGTGTCCACCGGTGATAATCCCACCAGCAGAGCTCGGTGTATCGACACACAACAGCCCCAATACGGTCGCCGGGCTGTTCTCTCTTGATAACAGGAACTCGAACGCCGTTGTGCCCGAGAATCGGTACGCGGACAGATTACTGTCGAAGCCGACCGTTATGTTATTAGAAAAGCCGTCGAAATTGACCAGCTGACTGGTGAGATTCGACGCCAGGTCCGTTTCTGTCTGCCACGTCCCTTCGTGCAGCGCAACGACCGTGCTAATGTTACTGCCACCGGCTCGTATTTGAAGGTACCGGTTGCCCTCATTAATCAGGTGCTGGGTTTTGGGAACGCACGCCGATGCAATTTTCAGGGACGAAACGTCATAAAGGGGTCGGTTCAATTTAATCGTATAGTCGTTTGGTTTTGGGTGTGCAACACAATTGCGTTCCGAGCTGTCCACCTCGACCGTGTACACTGTACGAGAGATAGGCATATTACCGTGTGCGTGTATACAATACATTGTATTAAAAAAACATTCGTGTAAATGATTCACACGTTATTTTCCGACTGGGATGATTACATCGTCGTCGATGATGAGTGCGTACTGGTATATGGAGCCATAGTGAGAGACTCGGTGGGTCCATATACAAATGGTGATTTAATAGAGGAAGTGCACATTTACCTGTACTCGGGTAAAATAAAAACGTGTGAAGATGACACCGTCACCTGGTCGGGGCTGCTTAATTTTACGATAACGGGTGGTTGAGGGGGTTGTTGGCGAGTACATTTTTGGCTATATTGAGACCCGAGTTTGAAGCCCGGGCGTCCATAGTGCCTTTGAACGAGTTGAACTGGTGGTAGCTGTTGTCGGTGTACGTCTGGGTCCACCCGCCGTTCACAGGCCCGACGCGACCGTCATACCTGTTCGTGTCCGACCGCACGGCCGTGAGTGCACCCCCTTGGTTGAGGGGCCCGGCGCGGACGTTCATGCGACCCGCATTGCCAGTCCTGGCCGCGGTTTCTTTGCGGTCGGCCACGCGCAAGCCGTAATCAGCCGCCGCGTCAGCCGAGCCGCTCTGCATCATGCGCATGATGGGGGTGTTATCAATACCCGACACGAAACTGTGTATACCAGGGGTCGGGTTGTCGACGTGGTTGTACTGTCCAACACTCTCGTCGCCTTTATTACGGGTCGGGATATCGTCGACCGTCATGGTCGACGTGAACCGTTTGGCAGGGGCGAAATTAAGACCGTCGGTGCGCAGCGACGTTTCCGCGCGGTTGGTGGTCCGTTTTGTTTTTTCGTACTCGCCACGCACAACGACCGAGGTGAGCGCCCCGCCCTGGCCTTGGGCCCGCCCCATGGTGTTTGGGCGGCGTTCGGGTAAAAACACGGTCTTGGTCTGAGGTTCGTGGGTGAGCTCACCGACAAGCGCCCCGCGGCCGCCTGTTATATCGGCCGCGGGGCCTGTCCTGCCGGGCAGTGTGGTCAGCTTGTACGCGTTCACGTTCGTGGGGCGGACCTGGTACAGCTGCTGGTACCCGCCATACGCGGGTGTATCGGCTCCCACCCCCAGACCGGGCCCTACCATCTCCTTTGCGATGGGCGCGACGTTGTTCATTTTGCCCGACATGTACGGCCTGTTCCGGAAATCGTTCACCTGCGAGCCGTTCACGTTCATGTTGGGCACGATATCAGCAAAATTAGAGGGGACTTCTTTGGGCAGTGGTGAATTTGAAGAGGTTAAAAATTCCATCGGCGGTGGGCGCTGTTGGAATGCACTGTCGGTCGCGGTCGCTTCCACCACGTCGGTGGTGGAGGCAGCTGGAGCAACTGATGTATTTTTCTTGTTCTGGCTGATTATCCGACCGGCAACGGCCAGTCCTATAACGGCGACAATTGATAAAGGGTCGGCCATCGTCTCTGTGTGTAACTTATTAGTTTAGAATGGATATTTTTTTAATTGCCGTTATTGTATCGCTTCCTGAAAAGAGCGTTCTGCACCTGAACACGGGTAGAGGCCGGGTCAAACCCGACGGTTCGCAATGGCATACTGCAATCCATCTTCTGCCAAGGAAAGGTGTTCTTCTGCACGGTGTCTACATACACCTTCTTGAACTGGGAGGTTGACTGCGGGCGCAGCTCGTCGTCCACCATCACCAAGTGACCCGGGGCGCCGTTTCCCGCCATGTACGGCGCGGTGCCGTATATCATGGTGTTCGGACGACCACCGTCGTAGTTTAGACTGCTCGGCTGTGGGTAAACAAACACCTCATCGGTCGCGCCCACTGCGGGGTGCGCCTGAACATCAAGAAGCTTGGAATGGGTCTGCAGAGAGTACGCCATGTTGGTTTTTTAATTTAAATATAAGTAACTATATTTTTTACACTCACCGCGCGCTTCCGATCCCAAACGAATCAAGACCGGCAAGCGCTTCTGGTTGGGCACCCCTGAAATTGGGGTCACACCGGGTCGGGTCGTCGCGGCACATAGGCTGGTGTTTTTTGCCGTAGCACCACTCGGCGAACGCGGTCTGGTCGCCGACCGCGCTTGTTACCGGCATGGACACAAACTGTCTCGCTGCGCCCCGCCGCTGCTGGTCCGGCATCGGACACCGCGACCGACCGCAATCATACGAAAACGTGTCGTTTAGGTTTGCACGTATGTCGCCGCTCACCGTTCTGCTCTCACATGCAGGTGGTCTGTACATGTCGTCACCCAGCAGAAAATTGGCCATTGGGTTTTCTTTCGATGGCGGCTGACAATCGGGGGAGTAGTTGTACTCGTGTGAGTATGCGGGGTTGCGGGTGCCGTTTCTGAATAGTTTTTCTCTGTGAACGATAAAGAGCGTCGACAGTATCATCAGCGCCAGCAGAATAATTCGGGGGTCTCGGCGTATAATATACGTGACTGTCGCGGTATAAAGAATGAATCGAGTTGCTGAGTTTATGCGCTCGTTCGGGGATTGTGAAGTGGTTGGCCAAAAATCCATAAGTTTGGACTGGATAAAAAGTTCAAGCGGATTGTCAAACCATACGGGTGTTGCCATTGTTTTTTTTTACATTAATGCAATTACTTTTTTTCACCGAGCATGCCGAACAGTCCCGACATGGCACCCATGAGCGCCTTCTCGTCCAACTGCCCGTCACCGTCTTGCATCTGCCCCGCGCACTGTTCGGCCATTTTCTCAATCATGGACAAGGTGTCACCCGGGATGGCGGTGATTGTGGTGCCGAGCATGTACAGCGTCTGTATGTACTGCCAAATGGCATCCTTGGTTCCGGGTGACAGGTCGGGCGTCCAGTATTTTTTGATATTGATGTCATTCAGAAAATCAACATCCTGTGATAGAAACGAGTCGTCCTTTGCGTTGATATTTTGGGAGTACGGGGCGATAGCCGTCATGAACGATTCAACACACTTGCGCGGATTGGTCTTACGTAGAATATCAAATGACGCGTGGTACTTTTTGATTCCCTTTTCTTCCGGAAAAGTCCTCATAAGTTCAACAATAAAACTGTCCATCATGTCATTGAATGCGGTTACGGACGTCATGACTTGGGTATACGTTTATAATACCACGTCTCCTTTAAGTTTTTTTTTGTGTCGCAGTTCAAAACGGGTCAGTTGATATTCGCTCTTTGGCTGCTATACCACTCGACACTATGAAGTATACCAGGAAGGCATTCAGAAGCGCCGGTTTAACGTATGCGCTCGTCGGTGGGGCGTCCTCGTTGTTCAGTTTTACTTTGAGATGGATGTACCCCGCTGTAATACACGCGGCGACCATAGCGGCGCCGAGTGGGTCTCGCATCTGTTCGCCAATGTCCATTTTTTTTTATTTATAGTAAGACATTAGGATTTTTTATCAAGTGTATCGGGTGCATCCGGGAATAGAGTGCCGTCTTCGGCCTCGGCCTCGGTTTCGGCCACAGCCTCGGCCTCGGCCGGCCTAGCCTCGGCTGAATTCACGCTAATATTTTTAATATTGTCCTCTTCACCACCCCCGACCGGGGCGGAGACCGGGGTGGAGACCGCTTCTTCTTCTTCCTCTTCACCACCTGACATTTCTGGGTCGTCGTCTTCATCGTTACCACTGTACTGCTGCTCGCCCGTTTCGAATTCCAAATCCTTTTCTTCCATTTTCTCACCTTGCGAGATGTACGTGTGTAAGATGTGCTGAACAGGTATCATGTTCTTGACGGTTTCATCCACACATTTTCTAAATCGGGGTGTCAAATTCATTTCAATGTCGTATTCACTCGGGTTATCGGTGAACACATACGGGTCCTTGTACAGCTCCTTTGCGGCCGCCACGTAGCAGCCGTGGATAAACACCTCGTTTGACGGGAGCTTGAGTGATATCTTTTTGTTTTCGGCGTTGAGTCTCACCGACGATAAAATTTTAACACTGCTCACGAACACGGCCGCGAGCAAATCCCCGAACCACGCGCAGGCGTTGCACAGTTTGGTGTTGTGCTGCTTAATCATGTGGTTATTCCAATTCGGAACTTCCTTGAGAAGGGTCTGGTATTTCATGAGCGTGTTTTTGTTGTTCGCCAGCTTCGCGGATTCGTCGTACAGCTCGTGAAAAGTTTCAATCATAAGCGGTATCATCAGCTCGTTCAACTGACCCATGTATTCCTTTTTGGCCTCGACGAGTATGTTCAGATTTGATGCGTCCATCGTGTTGTTATTAAAAACACAATGGTAAATTTTTTATCTCAATTTATTCGCAGTTTTTCGGAGGTTCATCAGCGTGGGGAACTCGTAGTCGGACGATGCTGCACTGCTCGGTGGTTTAGTTGTTTTTTGTTTGCGTCGCGCAAGCGACACGTATATTTCAAAATCGCCAATTAGTTGCACGGTCTCAAACTTGCGCTCGTGTTCAAACTGGCGAATAGTGTACGCGGTCGCTTTTGCACGATCGAACAGTGGGTAGCCCACCAAAAACCCAGGAACTTCCAGGAAGACCTGCGACCGTCCTTGTTCGACCGCCTGTACAATTTTACGGGACAGCTGGGTGTATATCTCAGTGTATATCTCCTTCTTGATTTTTTTTCGATTCTCTATGATTTTTTCAATTTTATCGAGGGACATTGGCATCTACTATAGTTGTGTAAGTTTGAAAATTGTCATCAGTTTCCGCGATGAACGGGGCGACTTGACCACCGTCACCGCCGTCCTGGAGCTGAAGTTCGACGAGGACCGGGCCGGCATCCATCAGCACACTCACCGATACGGCGAAGGCGTATGGAAATCCGCGGGTGTTCAAGAACATAAAGTGACCTTTGTACATGGTGTGGGACTCGCTCGTGTATTTGTGAATGTAGCTCGTCTCGATAGGCTGAACGCGCAGTTTGTGCGTCTTGTAGATATAGTCGGCGGTCACGTTGACAATCTGGCTTACCGTGTCGGGCGTGACCTCGTACTTGGTGACCTTTTTGAATTTGGACGGGTCGATTGGGAATTTAGACATCGACTTGAGTTTGGTCGTCGGCTCGACCCCGGCCATTCCGAAAATCTCCGTGAATTTTTCAGTTTTGGACGATGGGAGCATGGACAGCACCGCACCGATACCAAGTGCAGCGAACGCGATGTCTTTCAGATTCATCCTCCCCCCGATGTGTGTTGTGTTATATATATACGCGTTAAATTTTTTTCAAAACAAACCCTGCGCATATTTTAAAAAAAAAGGAAGTATGGCGCTTTTGTTTTACAGTAGCACGCGGTGTGTACATTCGAAGGAGGTGATCGAGTTCATAAAAAAAGAATCGCAACTACAGTCAATTGTTAGACTGCACGACGTGGGCGTGCACGGCGTTCCCGCCCAGTACCGCAGTTACATCAAGAGTGTCCCGAGTCTCATCACAAACAAGAACCAAATTCTGAATGGGGGTGAGGTCCGGAACTGGCTCGCATCGCTCATACCCCCACCTGAAATTACACACTGTAGTCTGGGCGGTGGCGGTGCATGTCTCATGACGGGGCTGGAGAACGACGAAGGCACCGGCGATTTTTTCTCGCTCGACAGCTACGGTCAGTCGCTCCAGCCGCCCATGACACCGGAGCTCCAAGCCAAAATAAGTAAGAAACTTTAAAGATTTGGGTTCACTATACATGTAAACAAGGCTGCAGCTATGCGTTTCCGGACTATCCAGGCGAGTGCGGTTCGGTCAGTTTTTGAGGTATTGAAGGATATTCTGAACGATGTCAATATATACTTTGACGAATCGGGTATGCGCATCCTAACACTCGACACCGCGCGCGTGGCGCTTGTGGATGTGCATCTTCTAGCTGACAATTTTGAGGAGTACACGTGCGCGAGTCCGATAACGGCCGGTATCAACGTGACAAATATACACAAACTCCTAAAAATAATCAACACGTCCGACATCATGATGGTAGAGGTGAAATCCACCGATTACATGGACATACTCATCGAAAGCTCACAAAAAAACACCAAGACCAGCTTTCAGCTAAAGCTGCTGGATATCGACGACAACCAGATAGAAGTGCCCGATATCGACATGTCCGTGATAACGACCCTGCCGTCAGTTGATTTCCAGCGAATTTGTCGCGACATGGGGAATATTTCAACAGAGTTGACCATCGCCCGTACACAGATGAACCTGACTGTCTCATGCGCCGGTGACTTTGCCAACCAGGAGACAACCATCAAGTGTACGGGTGATGAGAAGGTTTGTGTTGATTACGAAATCAGAGGCGTGTACTCGCTCAAGTATCTCAACCTGTTCACGAAAGCGACGAGTATGTGTTCAATTTTGCAGATTATGCAGGAGCGCGCCAACCGGTTCCTGGTTCTCAAGTACAACGTTGCGAACCTGGGCGAGCTCAAGTTTTACCTGGCAACGAAAATTGAAGAGGAGGCCTGATAACCTCGGACAGCGTAACCACCTGACCGAGGACGTTTGTTATGCGAACAGTTGAAAATTGCCGACGAATCCCGGTATCGCGCAGATGCACATCCCGACCGTGAAAATCATTCCGAGGACCCGCGTACCTCTTTATTTTTTTCGTTACGTCGTGGACGGGCTCGCCGTCTTCACCCAACAGCCAGGCGCTTTTTATTGGTAGACTGAACGACGACGCCGAGGCCGGGTTTTTACCCGGCCACTGGGTGTGCTCGTCGATGATGGTCTTGTAGGCCACCGCGTTATAGTAATATTTTATACATGTTCGCACGTTGCTGACACAGTCGGGAAGCGTCAGCCGCTTTCCGCGCACAAACAGGTCGGTAATATCGGCGACGTACTCCGTTTGGTCCTTTTGCCACTTGTCGTCGAGCTCATCATTCCAGAATTGCCCAACGACGGTGCAACTGTTGGCGATGTCCAGTGTATAATACATGTAGACCCGCTCGACCTCATAATCACGCGGGTTTATGTACCTCTTTATATTGTATACCGCGCACGCGAACCACGTGAACAGTCGTCGTACGATATTAAAAACAAACGCGTTCATATTTAATTAGAATACTAATGGATAGCAATTTCTTAAGTAGGTACAACGAGACCCTGATAAATTACGAGAACCTAATCCGCGACGACTTGGTAAACTCATCCATGCACCAAAAAGCCATGACGGATTACATGCTCAAGTGCATGCCCTATATTGTCAGGTACACGACCGAAGATAAAACGAGCGAGTACGACGAGACGTTCGGGACGCGGATATCAAAAGGCACCCAAAAAAGTAAAATATACATGGAGTATTTAAAGGACGTCGAAGGATTGAGCAAGGAGCCCGTTGTCAATCCAATCAAGGCCAAAATTCCAAAACACAAAAAAAGCGCGGCGGTGGATAACGAACGTCTATCATGCAGCGCGTGCAAATCGTCGGACGTGTTTGTTGACTACACGGCCGGTGATATCGTATGCACGGCGTGCGGTCTGTCGGATATTCACATCGCCGATTCAAATATATCTTATAAAGACGAACAGGAACACGAGGTGACTTTTACATATTCGTACAAACGCGAAAATCACTTCAACGAGTGGATAACGCAGTTCCAGGCGCAGGAGACCACGACTATTCCAGATACTGTCATGGACGATCTGAAAGCTGAATTCAAGAAACAGAAGATAACCAGTTTGACCGACATCACACACGCGAAAGTAAAGGGCGCCCTTAAAAAACTGCGTCACAACAAGTACTACGAACACGTGCCTTTTATAACGAATATACTAAACGGGAGCAAGCCCCCTTCGATGTCACCCAAACTGGAAGACACGCTGCGCAAAATGTTCGACGAAATACAGCTGCCATTTGATAAGCACTGTCCCAAAGAGCGCAAAAATTTTCTGAGCTATTCGTACGTGATATACAAATTCTGCGAACTTTTGGAGGAGGATGACTACCTGCCGTACTTTCCTCTACTGAAATCAAAGGAAAAGCTCCACCAACAGGATGTCATATGGAAAAAAATATGCGAAGAACTCAAATGGGAATTTATAAAAACTGCGTAGTGTTGAGCTGATTCAGCATGTACAGTGTGTTCTTGGCAGCCTCCTGCTCGGCCTGTTTTTTGCTGGCGGCCGTACCTCTTCCGTACACACCACCATTCACAACGGTGTATATATCAAACATACCATTCTGGTGCGAGTTCAAGCTGTACACCGGCAGTTCGAATTTTCGAGCCTGACAAAAACGCATGAGAATGTCCTTGTAGTTGTCGTCCACCAGCAGCCCTTCGATGTTTACATACGACGGGTCTGTAAAAATATTTAGTACAAACGTCTTCGCGTGTAATAGACCCATGTCCATGTATATCGCACCGACGAGCGACTCGAACACGTCCTCCATAATCTTTGGGTTTTTGGTCCAGCCGTTGCGCATGCCCTTTTCGTCCATAACGACCCACTTATCAAGGTTCAGTTTTCCAGCTATATCGGCAAGCGTCTCGCTTCGCACCAGCTTTGTGCGGGCTTTGGTCAGAAACCCTTCCTGCCTGTCTTTGTAACGGTCAAACAGGAACTTTGTAATTATAAACCCAAGCACAGAATCACCCATAAATTCCAGGGTCTCAAACGATTCGAGCACATTGTGCTGCTTGAGAGCTGATTTATGCGTGAAT